AGGACTTACCAGTTCGTTGTGAAATTAGAAATACTGGTGTGGGTATTGGAGCATCATTTGATCAGATTTGTTCTTCTGTAATGTCAGAAGGTGGATATGTTGAAAGTGGTATTGACTTTGCAGTTACGATGACCACATCAAGAACAACTCCAACACCAGCAGGAACTGAACTTCCATTGATTGCGATTCGTCTTAAAAATATTTTTCAAGGATATCTAAATAGAATATCCGTAAGATTAAATAATCTTTCAATACATTGCGAGACAAACAGTATCATTTATAGGGTTATTAAACTTCCAAGTTCTGCTTATTTGAGTAATGCCGGAACTTTAACTTGGACATCTGCTTCTGCTAATAGTGGTGTTGAATATTGTGTTGATGCTACATCTTATATTGATGGTGATGAGTTTGCATCAGGTTATGTTCCCTCAGGTGCTTCTCAAAACTCACTTTCACCAGTTGCCTCGGGAACATTAAGTGCCGCAAAGAAAAATATTATTGTTCAAAATATAGACTCAACAAGTTCTGAAATTTATGTGCTTGTTGTAAGAACTATTACTACTACAGGTAATGCTGTTGCTAACGTTGCTGCAGCACTTCAATGGAGGGAGATTTACTAATTTAATAAATAACTAAAAGTGTATTATACGAATAATGGCTCATAGACCAGTTGGTGCTGGCATTTCACTTACAACAAGTGCCACTTCAGGATTAACAACTTCATTCTCAGTTCAATCTGATGTGTTGAGAGTGGTTGCTGTTACTGCTGGAGCATTTGTGGCTATTGGAACAAATCCAACTGCTACTACTGCCGATTATTATATTCCAGCAGGATCTAATGCAACTCTTGCTTTAACAAAAGCATCCAATAGAGTAGTTTCTGTTACTAAAGGGACAACCACAACAATTGATTTTGCAGAAGGAACTCAGTCACCATTTGGTGTTGGTGATCATGTTTCTTTGACTGGAGCATCTGAAGTATTATATAACTTCAATCATGCAAGAGTTCTGTCAGTAAATACATCATCAAGTTATGATGGATATCATCAGGAAAGAATCGTTGTTGATTATAACTCAAGTGGAATTGTTACTGCATTTTCTGCAAAAGATGCAACTCTTAGAAATTCACTAAGAATTGCAGCAAGAACAGAAGGTGGTGCAGGCGTTGTTTATGCTCAACAAGTACAAATTTCAGGACAAGCATAATGAAACTTATTACCGAAGAGATCGAATCAGTAGAAGTTATTACCGAAGAAAAAGACGGTAAAAAAACTCTTTACATCCAAGGTCCTTTCCTACAAACGGAAGTTGTAAACAGGAACGGTAGAATGTATCGTATGCCTGTAATGGAAAGAGAGGTAAAGCGTTATTCCGAACAATATGTTCAGAAAGGTCGTGCTCTTGGTGAACTTGGACATCCAGATGGACCTACTGTAAACCTTGATCGCGTATCACATAAAATCGTTGACCTTCGTCGTGAAGGAAATAATTTTATTGGTAAGGCACAAATTCTTTCTACACCTATGGGTAAAATTGCAGAGTCACTTCTCAAAGAAGGAGTAACTCTTGGCGTTTCCTCTCGTGGTATTGGCTCAGTAAGACCAACCAAAGAAGGATATACTGAAGTTGGAGAAGACTTCATGCTTGCAACTGCTGCTGATATTGTCGCTGATCCATCCGCACCTGATGCCTTTGTTCAGGGAATCATGGAAGGTAAAGAGTGGGTATGGGATGGCGGAATGCTGAGAGAAAAAGTTGCAGAGAATACAAAAAAGAGAATAAATACCCTTGTCGATCAAGGTATTTTTGAGGATTATAAATTATCAATATTTAGCGAGTTCTTAAAGTCGTTATAATTGTAATTTATTAATTTATAAATAAATATAGATTTACTACAGGAAAATCGGAGAGTTCAAATGTCTCGTGGTACACAATTACAAGAAATGGAAGTAGGCACTAAGCAATCCAAAACCGCTGTTAATGCAAATGCTAAGGCAGGGGAAGCGATGCCACACCTTTCAGGATCAACTCCAGGACAAACTGGTGGTTGGGAAGATCTAGGTGGACCTACACCAGAAAACTATAAAGCAGATGATGATTCTGCAAAATTAAAGACTCCTGGCGCTACACTTAAGCAAGTCAAGGATGTTGTTAACAAGGGTGCTAAGCCAGCGATGGCAGCTACTGGTGTAAAGGAAGAAGAAGAACTCGAAGATGAAGATCTAATTTCAGAATCTGAACTGGATGAAGATCTAGTAGAAGCTAAAGAAGAAGACGAAGAAGAGGAAGGTAAGAAGAAAAAGTCTGAAAAAGAAGAGGAAGAAGAGGACGAAGAAGAAGAGGAAATGGAAGAAGAGTATAACATCGAAGAAGATGTTAATGCTCTTATCGCTGGCGAAGATCTTTCTGAAGAATTTAAAGAAAGAGCAAAAACCATTTTCGAAGCTGCCATTCATTCCAAAGTTTCTCAAATTAAAGAGGAACTAGAGGCACAATATACTGCTGCTCTGGAAGAAGAAGTTTCTGAAATTAAAAATATACTTTCAGAGCGTGTAGATTCATACCTAGAGTATGTTTCTGGCGAGTGGTTCGAAGAAAATTCACTCGTTATTGAGCATGGTCTCAAAACCGAAATGACTGAATCGTTCCTTTCCGGTATGAAGGAACTTTTTGAAGCACATTATGTATCAATCCCTGAAGATAAATATGATGTTCTAGAGAGTATGGTAGAAAAACTTGATGAGATGGAGACAAAACTCAACGAGCAAATCGAAAGAAATATTTCACTCAACAAGCGTCTCGCAGAGTCGGTTGCTGATGGAATCTTTGAACAAATTTCTAGTGGTCTAGCTGCCACTCAGAAAGACAAGCTCGCTTCACTTGCCGAAAGTGTTGAGTTTGAAAGTGAAGAACAATATCGTGAAAAACTGGAGACTTTAAGGGAATCATATTTCCCATCGAAAGTAGTTTCTCCAAAAGCTAAAACTGAAAACCTGTCTGAGGGTGTAGATGTTGCCCCTGAATCATATTCTGGTAATATGTCCGCTTACTTAAGGACTCTTTCAGCATTCAGCAAATAATTGAATTTAATATAATTCAAACCCAAAAAACACACTTTAGTAAAAGGTAAACGCAAATGTTCAACAACGAGCATCTGCAGGAAAAGTGGGCCCCAGTCCTCGACTATGATGGTCTTGATTCAATCAAAGATTCTCATCGTAGAGCTGTAACCGCAGTCCTGCTAGAAAACCAAGAAAAGTTCCTTCGTGAACAAAACGCATTCGAGTACGGCGGTTCATTCCTAACGGAAGCACCTTCAACCAACAACACCGGTTCAGGAACCTTTGCAGGTTTCTCTGGTGGTGCTGCTGCTGCAGGTCCTACCGCAGGTTTTGACCCCGTTCTAATTTCACTCATTCGTCGTTCTATGCCTAACCTGGTCGCTTATGACCTGGCTGGCGTTCAACCTATGAGTGGTCCTACTGGACTGATCTTCGCTATGCGCTCCCGTTACGCTTCACAGAGCGGAACAGAATCGTTCTACAACGAAGCAGACACCGCATGGTCCGGTCAGAACAATAGCCGTAACCTCAGCGATGGATTCTCTGATCCTGCTGTTGGTTTCGGTACTACTTCACAGACTGGTACGAACCCAAGTGTTCTGAACCCAGTTGGTACTGCTACTACTGAGCCTTCACCATATAATGTTGGTCAAGGTATGCGTACCGATGACGCAGAGGCTCTTGGAGATGCAGCTGCTAATGCATTCAACGAGATGGCATTCTCAATTGAGAAAGTCACCGTTACTGCAAAGTCACGCGCACTCAAGGCAGAGTACAGCCTAGAACTGGCACAAGACCTCAAGGCAATTCATGGTCTGAATGCTGAAGCGGAATTAGCAAACATTCTCTCAACTGAGATTCTTGCTGAAATCAACCGCGAAGTTATCAGAACCATCTATAAGGTTGCTGAACAGGGTGCAGTTCAGAATACCGCAACTGCAGGTATCTTCGACCTCGACGTTGACTCCAACGGTCGTTGGTCAGTTGAGAAGTTCAAGGGTCTTCTGTTCCAGATTGAGCGTGATGCAAACGCAATCGCTCAGAGAACAAGAAGAGGAAAGGGTAACATCATCATGTGTTCTGCTGACGTTGCTTCAGCACTAACCATGGCTGGTGTTCTCGACTACACCCCTGCACTCAACGCTAACCTCAACGTTGATGATACTGGCAACACCTTTGCTGGTACTCTGATGGGCAAATTCCGCGTCTATATTGACCCATATGCTGCTAACCTGACCTCAGGTAATGCAACTCCTGGTAACCAGTACTATGTTGTTGGTTATAAGGGTTCTTCACCTTATGACGCAGGTCTCTTCTACTGCCCATATGTTCCTCTCCAAATGGTTCGTGCCGTTGGTGAGCAGACCTTCCAGCCCAAGATTGGATTCAAGACTCGTTATGGTCTTGTTGCTAATCCATTTGCTGAAGGTACTGATCAGGGTCTCGGTAGACTCAACCTCAATAGCAACCGCTACTACAGAAGAGTTGCTGTTAAGAACCTCATGTGATTTAAATCACAGAGATTATCAAGAGGGTTCCGAAAGGGACCCTTTTTATTGCAAGGAGTTGACAGGTGACTAAATCCTACATTATAATCTGATTATCGTCTCATATAAAAACATGAACTCATCTATTATCAGCGGTGGACCTGTTCACAACTATAAGTTTAGAAAACTATCAAGTCGTGGTGGTGGAAGATCTGAATATCCATGGCAATCTACACCTGTTAATGGGTGGTTTTTCAAACCAGTATCGAAGGAAGATCTAGATAAGGATAAAGGTCGTCCAGGATATCCTAAAAATCTTAAAGTCCTTGGCATCAAATATACAACAGAAAAAACTTTCTGCGAAGAAACAAAACAGTATGGTTATCTGTGTACCAGACTGAGGTGATTAAATACCTCCCTTGATGGGAGGTATTTTTTTATCTAAATACTTACAAAAATCATGGCAAGAGCAGGTCAAGTTGAAAATAGAAATTTTCTATCTCCGGTAGGTTTTAAATTTACAATTGATAGGGCACCAAAAGTTGCTTTTTTCTGTAATCAGGCAAATATACCAGATTTGACTTTAGGGGTTGCTATTCAGCCATCATATTTAAAAGACTTAGATACCCCAGGTGATAAAATTGTATTTGGAGATTTAAATCTAACATTTATGGTAGATGAAAATCTTGAAAATTACATGGAAATACAAAATTGGATACGTGGTCTTGGATATCCAGAAAGTCTAAAACAATTTTATGATTTGGAAGCACAATCAAGGTTTGAAACTAAGTACCTTGGTGCATCTCAAAACATATATTCCGATGGAACGCTTCAGATACTAAACAGTAGTATGATACCATCGTTTCAAGTTAGATTTAAAGACTTATTTCCATATACAATTTCAACTTTACCATTTGATGCAACTCAAACCGATATTCAATACTTTACAGCAGATGTAAATTTCAAGTATACTATTTACGATATAACAGATTTAAGTGGCAATCCATTATGAGTATTGATCTTGATAAAATTCAAGAGATGTGGGAAAAAGATTCAAAAATAGATATGGACAATCTCCATAGTGAATCAACAAATATACCAGTTCTTCATGCAAAATATTTTGAACTTTATAATACGGTCTTTCTTCTAAGAAAAAAAGCAGAGCAGCAGAAGAGAAATATTCGCCACGAAAGATATGAATACTATTCTGGAAAGTCTGATCCAGAAGTTTATATAGATAATCCATTTCCTAAAAAGATTCGGGACAAAGATACGATGCAAAAGTATCTTGATGCCGATGAAAAACTTTCTACAGTTTGTTTGAAGATTGATTATTACGATACTATGTTGGTTTATATCGAAAGCATCCTCAAGATGATTCAGAATAGAACATATCAAATCAAAAATGCTATTGAGTTTATGAGATTTAACTCTGGACTAGGGTAAATAAATATCCATAGATGAATGGATATTTGTGATTGATACGACAGCAAACCTTGTAATTTCCAAGTCCAACGAAGTATTTCTCAAAATTAATACGGAACCTCATATTGAATATGAGTTGAGAGACCATTTCAAGTTTGAGGTTCCTAATGCAAAGTTTATGCCCCAGTACCGTGGAAGGAATTGGAATGGGGAAATTCATTTGTATGATATGAGGTCAAAGCAGATCTATGTTGGTCTGTTGGATAAGATTGTTCAGTTTTGTAAAAATTACGGATATACCTACAAGTTCGAAGACAACAAGTTCTATGGCACTCCATATGAGGAGAATGAAGAAATCTCTTATGAGGGTGTCAAGGGTTACATGCATTCCATTTGTGCCCATACTCCCAGGAAGTATCAAATTGAGGGAGTATATGGTGCCCTAAAGCATAATAGAAAACTATTGATAAGCCCCACTGCGAGCGGCAAATCGTTGATGATTTATTCTCTCGTAAGATATTATGTGGATAGAGGCGAAAAAATTCTCTTAGTTGTTCCAACGACATCTCTTGTAGAACAGATGTACAAGGATTTCCTTGATTATGGTTGGGATGCTGACTCATACTGCCACCGTATCTATTCTGGTAGGGAAAAAACGAATGAATATCCAGTAACTATTACTACTTGGCAATCAGTATATAAACTAGAGCGTTCATTCTTTGAAGATTATGGATGCATTATAGGAGATGAAGCACATTTATTCAAGAGCAAATCTCTGATTGAGATTATGACCAAACTTCATCATGCCAAGTACAGATTTGGGTTTACTGGAACTTTAGACGGAACTCAAACACATAAGTGGGTTCTTGAAGGTCTATTTGGACCATCATATAAAGTAACAAGAACTGATGAATTGATGAGACAAGGACATCTTTCTCAACTTGACATTCAATGTATTGTTCTCAAACATCCACCACAAAAGTTTGAAACTTATGAAGATGAGATACAATATTTAATCAGTCACGAACAGAGAAATAAATTTATAACCAATCTCACTTTGGATTTAAAAGGCAATACTCTTGTGCTGTTCAGTAGAGTAGAGGCACATGGGGCAATATTATATGAAATGATAAATAGTAGAAAGCGAGATGAAAGAAAAGTATTCTTTGTCCATGGTGGAGTTGATGCTGAAGAAAGAGAATTAGTCAGAGAAATTACTGAAAAAGAAAACAACGCAGTTATCGTTGCTTCTTATGGAACTTTTTCTACTGGTATCAACA